TCTCTAATACAGGCCATTGATAACCGTCGCCAATCTGCACAGCTATCAAGGGTTGAGGCAGGCTGTTGATATAGTCCATCTTGAGCTTGTCACTCATTGGCCTTGCTCCTGTAGTGCGTCCTCTGCGATAACGTAAGAAAACGGGCACCCTTCTTTCCATTCTCCGGTTTCTTGATTTGCTATCTTTTCCAGTGCTTGACTTAACTGCTGGATGGTTGCCAGATGCTTGTCCCACTTATCGGTATAATGCTCGCCACACTTTATACAGTAACCATACATATCCCATTCGCCACAAGTGCAGTCACTCATTGCCCTGTCTCGCATGTTTTATTCATTCCAATCTCCTTTAATAATCTTCTTGATGGTTCCGAGATGCTCCATGAATTGTGCTGGGTGTTTGATTTCGGTGTTGCTGTGGCCCAGACGAAGGCAGGCGTACTTTACCGCTGCCCGTTGGTGTCTGGTGTACTCTGGGCCGTAGAGCTTCTCAGCTATTTCGGCGTAGTAGTCTGGCATTACCCTGCTCCTAGAAATCTGGCGAATGAATTACTTGTTTACCATCCTTTTCTGCCAGCATGACGATAACCATGCTTTCCATTTTCTTGGAAGGTTTGAATTCTTCTATGGCTTTGAGTTTGGCTAAGTACAGGCTGTCAGCATGGATGTCGATCTGTTTGCCTTTGAATATTGCTACATATCCGTTCATCGGTAAGTGCTCCAGGTCGGTAAGTGCTATGTGGGTTTTGACTTTAGCTTTTCAGGAAAAGCCCCCGACGATCTGCCGGGGGTTTGTCGCTCTTGCGATCCATACTCGGATCTCTTCCCACTCTTCATCGAAGACTGGATCTGGCTTGTCTAGGGCTATGGCTGCTACTGCGATTAGAGTAGTGACAGTTAGTAACCCTGCTATTGCTCTTCTCATCGCTTTCTCCTTGCAGGTAAGCCCTAGCGTTAGCCAGGGCGTAGCACTGCTGCTATGTAGTGATCTGGATGTAGTGCATTCCAGATTTACTGGTGGTTTTATGGGCAGAGATCTGAGTCTCCTTGCCAGCTACCTTCAGGATACCTGTGTATTCAGGCTGTCCATCATCAAGGCCATTGATGTGTCGGTTGTTGTTGAACAGGACGACATCTACTGCCTGAACTCCAGCCTTGCGGGGCTTGACGGAGCAAGACAGGAACTGCTGTCCTTTCTTTGAGTAACGTGACCAGCTACTCATGTTGTATTTCTCGCCACCTACCTCGAGTTCACCACGGAACAGGGGTTGTTTGTTTTCAGGTGTTGAGTTTTCGTTTGTGAAAAGTGCGCCAATGTTCATGGTTATTTCCTCGCTGTAAGCGTTAATTGAATGAATGGCTATCTTATGAGGGATAGGCGATAGCCAAGCCTATTCACGAGCACGAAGCTCCTGCCCTCTACCCTTTGGAGTGAGTTAGAGTATGTTGATGCATGGGCCTGGCACATCATGTGCAGGGATCCATAAGCTGTTCCACTCACCGAGCAGATCCCGATCAAGATTCAGATCAGATACTCGCTGTTCGTAGAGCCTGTTCATGTGTCTGAAGTAGATCTCATCGCATACTTCTTCAATGAGATCGATGTCGTGTTCGTCGCAATACTCAATCATTTCGATGTTGTTCATTTTGTCTATCTCCTGACTGAATGCCAATCTAGAAATTGTCTAGAACTGACTGAAGGACTTGACCTGCCCAAGCTCACGAAGTGCTGGGCAGGCAAGCCCGAAGGATGGATTAAATCCAATCGATTTCGTCTTGATCGATTGTGAAGTTGCTTACGAAGTTTTCTACAATTGTTCTGAGCTCTTTGAGCTGTGATTCAACTTCTGTGAGGCGTTTCTGGTAATAGTGAATCGTCTCTGTATAAGCATCAGCCTCTGTTTCTTCTCGCATTCCGAGATTCATTCCACGGGTTTTGTCGTATAGCCAGTATCCGTCACGTCCTTTGCTTAGAGAAAGTGTTTCAGTTCGGTGTATTAGCTTATGTTTTTGTCCCATGATTAATCTCCGTGTAAGTATATTTGTTTGTATCCACTGAGGCTTGCAGATAGAGCTGAGTCATACGACTTGACGAATTTACCTTCTTCATAAGCCCAAGATTCGCCATAGACGTCTATAAAGCATGGTGTTCCTTTGAATTTAGGTGTTGATCGGCTCTTTGCTTTTGCCTTGTCTATTAGGATTTGTGTTACATCTTCGTAGCTCATATGTAAGATTCCATATCTGGCCCAGGCAGTGGACGACCTTGACTGTCAAGGCAGCTATCTCCATCGGAGAGCAGCCAATCCTTGTCTTCAGCTTCCAGCAACCTGAGATTCCAGCTATCTAAAGCCTTCTGCTCTTTGGTCTTGGGTCTGATTGGGATATGACGGAACTGAGCCATAACCGAGTTGTTCTGGGTCAGGTCTGATGCAGGAGACTCAAATACTGACTCGAAGCATGAACTCCAGTCGTCTTGAGAAGACTGGGGAATGATCATGTTATTGTCGTAGCAATTAATGTCCATTATCGTGTATCTCCATTAGAACTGCGTCTAATTCATTCCAAAGTTTTGTTGTGCTTGTAAATTTCTTTGGATGTGGGTGGTAATCTCCGCTTGCTGAATGATGTTCTATGTCCTTAGCTGATATGTTTAGCCTGTGCCACATAAGTAGCAGTTCGTCCTTGGATTCGACTGTGAACTCGAATGTGATTGGAGTGAAAGACTCTCCAAATGATTTGGTTTTAGCTTCCATTATCCGATCTCCTGCTCTCTGTCATCGATGGTGTGCTCCAGCTCTTCAAGGAACTCAGTGAAGTTGAAGCCGTTGGTGTCTACAGTGTCTGTATATTCTTGGTACATGATCTCTCTCCTAAGCCTTGTCCCTACCTACACGAAGTTAGGAGGGACAGGCTGATGATTGTAAGTGTATCACTAGTGATAATTATTTGCGATAGATAGCGCAGATTTCTTCACTTCGGGTCGAAGCCATGCAACTGACGTACTTGGCATGGAACCCATTAGTGAGGGTTTCTGTGGGTTTCTCAGGCATTGAAGCGATGCCCAGGGTGAACAGGACTGCAAGAATGATGTATTTGTACATGATCTTCTCCTAGAAGGTGATCCAGAATGTGCGGTTGTGTTTGATTAGGTCTTTAATGACTGTTTTGTTGCAAGGCATGTCAATGAGTTTGTCTGACAAGCCTGAGTACCAGTGAACTGTCATGATTTGATCTCCTTCTGGATTGTGATCATGGTTGATACAGCGTCTGTGAATGCAAGGTGATTTTCCCTGTCTAGGTGCTCGACTGCGATCAGGATGCCATCAAGTATCTTTGAGTGTTGCTCTGATTCGTAATGCCTGCCTTCTGCCCAATGCCTGTCGGATTGGGTTGCGTGATATGCAGCGATTTCTGCGAGTTTCTGAATGTTGGTCATGACATTGATCTCCAAGGGGTTGATGTTGGGGTTGATGTTGGGGTTGATGTTGATCTATAAATTCAACTCAAAGGATTCCCCCTGTTGGTTGCTGACCTCTCCATTCTGGCTGTTTGTTGGCTCTTGGACTTTTGGGCTTGTTTTACCCTCACCTGCCTCTACCTTAGGAAGTTGCTGAGTAGCCTCAGCACGTAACTCGTGGGTTACTTGCGACTCTCTTGCTTGGCGGTCGCCTTACCGTGAAAGGGTTTTTTCGTCCTTTCGCCAAGAAATAAGGACGGAAAAAGCATTTCTCGGTGTGTTTAAGGCGAGTGTTCTTAGCCAAGTGTGGAGCAAGTGAGTTATGTGTTGTGGGTGCTCAGCTCCTGCGTAGATGCTGATGAGGAATGACCAAATGATGAGAGCCAAGCCAGGATGGATGATGTCAGCAGGAATCCTCTGCCAAACTGGTCTTAGCGTCAGGATGACGCAAGGCTTAACGATACGAAAGATTTAATCCAAGCGTCTCCACAGTGAGTAAGCGAACTCTCTGATGCATTTGCAGAGAGAGAGTGAGCGTGAGTAAAGCGCAACTTGTTGCGAAGTAGTAAGACACTACAATGAGACTGGTGTTGGTGGAGTAAGCGCAGGATCGAGCGTCTAGCGAGTCTGGAGTAAGCGTGGTCGAAGTGGAATGGGTTGTATTCCACTGAGAAAGCCCCGTATTTAGATGTTGAAGTGTAAGCGTCTAAGACTGAGTGAGTGGAATGAGCTACAACTCCAAAGAAAGGGTCAAATTGGGCATTAAAACAGGTATAGCAAGGTGTAGGAGTATGTTGGTATGGATACGGGAGATATACTCCGTAAATAGGCCAAAATAGGGGTATAAACAGGGAATATTTGCATTGCAAATTGCAATGAAATCAAAGGGGTGATGAGTAAAGAGTGGAACTAAGTAAGGATGTCTCCCCCCGATCTTATACAGGAATCAGTAATGCACTGTATTCATTGAGGATTCAACGAATCTGAGATGAATATAGCTTCAGATCTGTATGTAAAAGAGTCTATAGGTGTCAGATGACTACCCCATACCCCCGAATTCAACTCCCAATCACAACGAATAGGGGAGGTTTCCACACAGATATTCCCAATCCCATCCCTTTTCCCCAGAATTTTTTGCAAATTTCCCAGGGAATCCTCTGAAACGTAGTGGAGTATGTGCACCTCATGCACTATGTGCACGATATGCACACGATATATAGATATATATATATTATATATATACATAGGGTGCAGGATATGCACCTACTACTTCTTGTTGTAGTAGAGAGAGAAATCTCAGTACCCCTTCAGGGGTGAAGGGGATCAACAAGAGATTTCTCTCCTCTCTTACTACATACAAGGATCACAAGATGGCTTCAAGCAATTCATCTAATAAGAAGAAACCTACCAAGGTAAAACACACTCTTCCCACTACTGGCAATACTACTCGAGTTCTTGGCAATCGTGGCAAGAAGATTGACTGTCTGGTAGCTGGTGGCAAATGGGATCCAAAGAAGGGCTGTAGCAACTAATAACGCTCTCAGCAAGGAGTAGGTATCTATGGGTAGGCCAAAGGGTTCACTCAATAAACGTACTCGCTCGCTGGAGGCTATGGTTAAACGGGAATTCCCCAACTATAACGCAATCATCGAGCTAGTGAAGATCGCCACTGACGAAAAGACTCCCAGGGCTGAGAAGGTTGCTGCTAACAAAGAAGTGGCTAACTATCTCTATCCTAAGCTCAAGGCTATGGAGATTCGTCAAGAGGCTGATAACAATATTCAGATCTCGTGGCAAATGCCACATTCGTCTGTAGATCCAGCGTCTGGCATTCCTGACTTGAGGGATGATGGGACTGTGATCGAGGCCGAGATTATTCCTGAGAAGGCTGAGCTGAAGGATGGCTAATGTAGTTATCCCGTATTCTCCGCGTCCTCTTCAGGTAATCATTCATAATGAGCTTAAACGCTTCAACGTGGTCGTCTGCCACAGGCGTTTCGGCAAGACAGTGTTTGGTATCAATGAGCTGATTAAGGTTGCCCTGACCTCTCCTAGAGAGGATGTGAGGGTTCACTACATTGCGCCATTCAGATCCCAGGCCAAACGTATTGCATGGGATTACGCTAAGAAGTTCTCTGCTGGCATTCCAGGTCACACTGTGAATGAGTCGGAGCTTCGTATCGACTATCCCAATGGGGCTCGTCTGGAGCTCCTTGGTGCGGATAATCCGGACAGCATGAGGGGTATCTACTCTGATGCTGCTTTGATGGATGAATACGCTCAGATGGCTCCTTCTATGTGGACTGAGATCGTCCGTCCAGCCATTGCTGACCGCAAAGGGATGGTGATCTTCATTGGTACACCCAAGGGTCAAAACAGCTTTTATTATCTGTTCCAGAAAGCACTGGCTAATCCTCGTCGCTGGTTTACGAAAGTCTATAAGGCTTCCGAGACTGGCATTCTCGACGAAGAAGAGATCGAGGATATGTGTGAGGACATGAGCCCTGAAGAAGTTGCCCAGGAGCTCGAGTGTTCATGGACAGCAGCGATTAAGGGTGCGTACTACAGTCATTTCCTGACTGAGGCTGATGATCATGGTCGCATCATTCATGTGCCATGGGAGCCTGCTCACCCTGTCTACACAGCATGGGATTTGGGCCTAAGGGACTCTACTGCTATCTGGTACTGGCAGGTCATTAATGGCGAAACCAGGATCATCGAGTACGAGGAGTTTACCGACTCTTCTCTTGAGCAAACTATATCGCATGTGATTAACAAGCCATACACTTATGGAGAGCATTTTGCGCCCCATGATATTGAAACTCGTGAACTCAGTACGGGCAAATCTCGTAAGGAGTTCGCTGCCAACTTCGGTATTTATTTTGAGACTGTTCCCCGTGTAAGCGTACAGGACGGGATCGAAGCAGCCAGGGTCTTCATGAGGAAGTGCTGGTTTGATGAGCGCATGACAGCAGAAGGTAGGAATGCCCTGCTCAACTACCGCAAAGACTGGGATGAACGTAGACAGGTGTTTAGGGATAAGCCCAGGCACGACTGGTCATCTCATGCTGCTGACGCATTTAGGTACATGGCTCTTGCTGAAGAGCTAACGTCTGGTCAATTTAATAGCCAGTACGCATTCAAACCAAAAGTTAAGAGAGCCTTATAGCATGGCTCTCCTTCTTACAAGGATAGCTATCCCCCATGAAGTGTGAAGACATAATCAAACGATTTAATGTGCTTGAGGCAGAACGTAAGGGTGACGTTGAATCTGTCTGGGAACATATTGAGCGTTTTGTTCTCCCTTTCAGGGGTGAATTCTACAGTCTTGATGGTAGTACCTCGTGGCAGAAACGTCATATCTATGACTCAACTGCTGTTACTGCTGCCCAGTCCCTTGCTGCATCGATGCATGGCAACCTGACCTCTCCCTCGAATCGCTGGTTTGACCTGCGTTTCCGTGACGAGAAGCTGAACCGCAAGAAGAAAGCCAAGCAATGGCTCGAAGAGTCCGGCAAAGCCGTATTCAATGCCCTGCAAGACTCGAATTTCAATATAGAAGTGAGCGAGACATACATTGACCTTTCTGGCTACGGTACTTCTGGAATTGTTGAGGAATACGACGAAGAAAAGGAAGAGATCCTGTTTCAGTCTGTACCCCTCAAAGAGTTCTTCTTCGAGGAGGATTACAAGGGCCAGGTGTATCGTCTGTATCGCAGACTGCACTGGGAGACTTCCAAGATCCTGACCAAGTTTGGCGAAGAGAACATGCCAGAGTGGTTGATGGAAGAGCATACGAATCCACAGTCCGGTAATAAGAAGCACGAGATTATCTTCTGCATTTATCTCCGTCCCGAGAAGGCTGGGGCTGATATTACTAAGCCCCTTGCTCCCCTTGAACGTCCGATTGGCTTCAAGTACGTGATGAAGAAGGGTGCTGAAGAGCTGCAAGAAGGTGGCTACTACGAGATGCCTGCTTTCGTTCCTCGTTGGAGGAAGACGAATGGATCTCGCTGGGGTAACTCCCCTGCTATGAGCTGCCTCGCTGACATCATGACGTTGAATGAGATGGTGGCTACTGTACTTGAAGCTACTGCGAAGGCTGTAGATCCCCCTTCACTGGCTACTGAACGTGGCTTGCTGTCCGATCTGGACTTGACCAGGGGTGGTTTGACGATGGTTCGTAGCCTCGATGGCGTGAAGCCATACGAGTCTGGTGCAAGGATTGACTGGGGTAGTCTCCAGATCGATCGGCTCCAGAGAAGCATCGATAAATGCTTCATGATTGATCAGCTTGAGATGAAAGAGTCTCCAGCCATGACTGCTACTGAAGTCAATGTGCGTTATGAGTTGATGCAACGACTGCTTGGCCCTGTACTTGGTCGATTGCAGTCTGACTTCTTGGATCCACTGATTCAGCGTACTTTCAACATCCTGCTACGTGCTGGCAAGCTGCCTCCACTACCGAATGAGATCGAAGCAGGCCAGATTGATATTCAATACTCTGGCCCACTACCCCGAGCTCAACGGCAGGATGAAGCTATCGCTATCCAGAATTGGGCAATGCTCATGGCTCAGTTGGCCCAGGTGTTCCCTGAATCACTGGATGTTGTTGATCCTGAGAAGATGGCTCAGGAGATTGGCACACTGATGGGTGTCCCTGCCTCGATTATGCGCTCCGAAGAAGAGATGCAGCAGGTAGAAGATGCCAAGAATGCTGCGAAGCAGAAGGCTGAAGGCATGGCCCAGGCAGAGCAACTGGCTCGATCTGGTGAAGCTATGCAGTCTATCGGAACTGGTGCTGAAGCAATGACAGGACTGATGGCAGGAGGAATGGGTGAATAACCTAGACCAATATAAGAAAGATTTGGAAATGAAGCTCTCCGCTTTTCGGAGAGTTTTCTTTTCAACTGATGGCAAGGATGTTTTAGCGTACCTCAGAGAGATCTATATGGACATTGAGTTGTTCGATCAAGATCCGATCGTTATGGCGAAGAAGGTAGCAAAACATGATCTCGTAAAAGAAATGATCGCTTTAGCAGAGGAACAGCATGAAATTTAAGACACATTACTTGAAGCTCGA